CTATAGCCCTGAATCCGCACCGTGGCATTCGTTGTCAGGTTGGTCCGAATCAAAGCCACCACACCGATGTTCTGGTTCTCACCCGTGTCGATGACCATGGTGCTGCTGGTCGCCATTGCGCTGGTAGACCGCGCCCGCTGATACAGATAGCGGGTCTTGATGTTGGTCAGTGGGTAGGCCGTTTCCCAACTGCCGCCCGAGACGGGCGCACCATCGACTTGGTTTGCGTATCCTAAGATAAAAGCCATGCTATCCCCACAAAGTCAGGTCGATGGTATTGGTCTGATAGTCCACACCCACGCGGGTGACGGTCATCAGGCGCCCGGTGCCATAGCCGAGACGGGTCGAAGCCAGATTGACGACGGCACCCAGATCAAGCGAGGTGTAATACTGTTGCGGATTGGCCAGCGTGATGTTGACGACATCGCGGCGAACCGCGTACAGGTTCAAGCGTCGGGCCGCTTCAGCCTGGGCGATGCTGATGCCGTTCAGCGACGTGTCATAGGTGATCTCATCGGCCAACAGTCGAGTGGTTTTGACGGTGGCGTTTTCGGCCTTCTGTTCGCGGCTGGCTTCCTTCAGCCACGCCGCACGCGCTTCCGTGACGACACCCGCCAGCCCGTTCTTGTCTTGCACGGCATGGTTCACGTCCGCCGTCACTTTCACCGACCAGAACGGCAACTGCGTCTCTGGCTGGCGCTCGGCATCAATGATGAGGTCATCGGTCAGCGTAGCGACAGGTGATCCGGTTGGCGCTTCAAAGCGGGCCACGCGGAACCGGCCCAAGGCATCAAAGCCCCACCAGGCTCCGACACTGGCGCAGATGCGATCCAGCAGGCTGGCCGTCGTCTCTTCGCCTTCCACCACGATGCCGATGGAACCGGCGTTCTTCTGGTTGAGGAGAGTAAAGTCGCCGGATACCCAGTTCGTCACCCCCTTCTCGGTGAGGATGCGCTGAATCAGTCCCGCTGCGGTGTTCTGGAGGTGGTCCCATTTCTCGACCACCGATACCGACAGCGTGTTGATGGGCGTGGACCCCAACCGAATCAGCCCCAGCGGGGGAAACGCCCGCCACTGGCCTGCGGGTGGGTCAAAGGCGTAGAGGTCCGAGAGGCTGTTGTAATCGCTGGCCTTGGTCAGATACGCGCCCCCGTCAAACACATTCAGCACGGCATCCACCGCCTGCTCGTTGACTTGATAAATCAGCTGGCTGGTGTTGACCAGCACCGGCTGCATCAGCGCGATGCGGCCAAAGAGGCGCGGCTTGATCTGATCCTTGATGTCGTCTGCCGTGCCCTCTACACCCAGCGGGAGTTCGTTATTCCCGGCATACTTGACCGTCGCAAATGGCTTGTCCAGCGTGACTGACTTGTCACGCAGTCGGATGCTGATGCGGTCTTTCTCGATACCGACCGTTTCGATGGTGGCTGTCAGGATCGTCTGGAAGCTGGCATACGTGCCGTCGCGGTCGCCCCACTTCAGCGTCAGGGTGCGACCATCAAAATAGTCCTCACCCAGCGCAGCAATCGCGTTATCCGGGTTGAGGATGGTCAACTCACCGAAGGACTGCCCTGCCCTGCCAGAGATACCCGACATGGATCGGCTGAAGGTCGCCGGATTCTCCATGCGCGGCGTGTAGAAATCGGCCGCTTTGTCGAAACCCGACCCGCTGGCGAATAACCAAGTCTTGGTCGTCTCGGTCGCCGGGTCATACGCCTCGATCTCCGCGAGGAAGATATGCGTGAAGCGGCGGACAAAGTACGCCACATCTGCCGGTGCTTGTTCCAGCAGAATGCGGTCGCCATTCTCGGTCAGCAGCCGGTCGCCGGTCTCAAGAAGGAGGTAAAAGGACATCGTTTACAGTCCCAATTCCGCCCGTTGCGCCCGACCCCATTGCCGGCATTCCTCCGCCCAGACGCCGAAGGCGATCACCTCGGCTTCCTCGCCGTCCTGATATTCATACAGCCCATTGGCCACACCGGTAGCGATGCGGTTCAGGAACAGCTCCTCATCCAGCGGATAGCGTTCGCGGATACGGGCAATGACCCGCTCGGCAATCAACCGGGCATGCGGTGACGCGCCCAGAATCTGATAACGCAGTTCCTCGGTGACGGTGACCGGGTCGACGATGCTGTCGGCAATTTCTTCTGGCTGGTTTTCCGGCAAGGCCGCGCCATCCGGCAAGCTGACATAGGTCACGCCTTCAAGCGTGCATAGCTCGGTGCCGATGCGCTCCAGCCGCTCTCCTTCAGGCAGGCGCAGCTCGACGGTACGTAGGGCGTCGATAAATTTCTGGTAGCTGACGATAGAGGGCATGATGGTGGTCCCTGAGTGAAGTGATTAAATGGCTGAGGCTCCACGTGCGGCGAGCATGGCCAAGGATGGAGATGATTGATTCGAGCTTGCCCCGCGTGGCGGCGCGAGCAAACTTGAACAGGCTATGCTTGCGGATAAACCGCTTGCTGGCCCAGGTGCGATAGCCCACAAAGTTAATGCCGCGCTGTCTGGGTGCCCGCGTGAATTTGGATAACTCAAGACGCAGCTCATCGTGCAGAAAATCCACGATGCGGTCTTTGTATTCGGTGGCTTGCGCGGGGGTCAGGTCAAACAGAATGAAGTCGTCGACATAGCGGCAATAGCGCGTCACCTTCAATTCGCGTTTGATGAAATGGTCGAGTGGGCTGAGATAGATCAGCGCGTAAAGCTGGCTCAGCAAATTGCCAATCGGGATGCCCACCGGCTCACCATGATCGGCAAACACCATCAGCAAATCCACGAAACGCTGATCCTTGATCTTGCGTTCAAGCTGCTGCCGGAGAATAGCCCGGTCAATGCGATAAAAGAACTTCCGAATATCCAGCTTCAAGGTGTAGGAATCAGGCCGCGAAGCGCGTAATGCCCGCTGGGCATAGTCCGCTGCCTTGTGCGTGCCATAGCCGACCCGACAGGCGTAGGACTGCTCGATCATCGTCGGGTTAAAGATCGGATCAATCACCCGATAAATGGCGTGTTGGACCACCAGATCAGCAAAGGCCGGTGCGTATATCTGGCGCTGCTTGGGTTCGTACACCATGAAAGTGTGGTACGGCTGAGGCTGGTAGCTGCCGTCCTGCAATGCTTGATGAAGCGCATCCAAATGGCTGGACAAGCGGCGGGTAAATTCAAAGCAGCCGCGCTTTCCCGCCTTGTGTCGAGCCGCGTCATGGTAAGCCGCCAGCAGGTTTTCGTAGCTGAAGGCTCGCTCGTAAAGAAAACCGTGTCGTTTCATGCCGCCCGACCTTCGAGGCGCATGGCCCTACCAGAAGAGCGGATGAAGATGGATTTCGCGCCCGGTTGCCCGGAGCGCCAGAAAGCGCCTCCCTTGGTTCCACCTTTCCGTTGCCGGATACGAAGTGATCCCGAGTCCGCCCGGCCGCCCACATTGTTGTTCGCGTTACTCCGGACATTGTTGAGATTCAACGCCCACACCCCTGCATTCGAACTGTTGTTCCAATTCGCGCTGACAATCGGGCACATGTTAAGACGCCTCCTGCACTGCTCGATTGGCAACGATCCAGCCGCCAATCATTTTTCCCAGCTCATCAATCAGTCGAGAAATCGCCAGATAGCGATGCTCCGCCGTTGACTCTGGGCGGTCGGTCCGCGCCCCGTCCTTGAACGCGAAATACCCCAACGCATGGGCCAGATTGACCAGCATGCGCAGTTGCTCGTGCGTCACGTCCAAGTGCGTGAGCGCGGTTTTCTTGTGGTAGCGTTTCTGGGCCTCCACGATATAGCCGTACATGGCATACGCCGTTCGCCGAATGTCTTGCGACAGCGCGTATTTCTCATGCCGGGGAAAATGGTTGAGATAGATGTTCATCAGCTTCGCCAGCTCAACAAACTTGCGGTCCAGTTTCGCTTCATCGTGAAGGCCCATCGCTACCGCTCGGGCCAATCAAAGGTACAAGGCCGCCCGGCCGCCCACAGCGCTGTACGCGGCGCTCCGGACAGCGGCGAGATCCAACGCCCACACCCCCGCACCCGAACCGTTGCCCCAATTCGCGCCGACAAGCGGGCACATTGCGTTGGGTCGATAATCCCAGAAGCGGTCATTGCCGAACGCATTGCTACCCCCGACCGCAATCGGAATGCCCGCGCCGGCCGCTTGCCAGTTGCTGCCAGTGGTATCCGTGGACAACACTTGCGAGGCGCTACCGAAGGTCTTCTGGGTATTAGAAGCAGCGGCCTGACCGATGGTCGCGCCCAGGCTGTCGTAGTTGGTCGAAATGCCGCTGGAACCAAACAGGCTGGTGCTACTGCTGGCATCGGTGCCAATCAGGTCACGCAAACGCTTGCTAGTCTTGAGCGCGTAATAGTTAGTCCCGTCAGAAGTCAGGCCAAACGCCACTTCCCACAGGGAGCCATTGAGATCGCAGACGCCGCACACCTGACCGTTGTGGGTGGTCTTGGCAAACAGATTGGCTGACCCGGCTAAGGGCTTGTTGGGGTAAGTCCCGTGACCGGCACTGATAAAGCTCAAGGTGCCGTCATTGGTGTCGCCCAACGCATTGTTATTGCAGCCCTTGGGGAAATTGTTAGTGGCGTCGTACCACGCGCAGTAGGTGGTATTGCTGGAGGCTTGGGCCTGCGCCAAGCTCAACAGTGCCAGCGCCTTGTGCATGAAGATCGAGGCGGAGTGGAAGCTGCCGCCCCGCTGTGTCGCCGCCTTCTGGATGAAGCCGTAATTATTGGTGCCGACGCCCGTCAGTGCGGCGATGCCGGACTGCGAGCCATCTGTGTCACACGGAATGCGATGACGGATGGAACTGAATACCCCGCCGTTGTTTGAGCAGAGGTACTTGTCCATGAAGAAGCCCTTCTGCTCGCCGCCGTCATAGAAAGCGCGATGCAATGCGTATCCGGCGGTGTTGGCCGCTGCGACGCTGGCGTAAGTCGAATACTTTTTGATGTCGAGTACGTTGGTGCTGGTCCACTTATAGAAGAACGCGGGCACCCAGACCATCACTGAGCCATCGGTGTACTGGTAATTGCCGTAATCCGGATCGAGCGGCGAAAACGTCCCGGCACTGACCGGCGTCACCCCGGCAGGGAGAGGGCCGGGGCAAATCCCCACACCAAAGCCAGCAGTCCCGGCGATGCCGATGTCATTCGGGGCGGCCTGCACGTTAAACGTGGTCGCCAGAATCGCCTGCCGCACCCGCAGCGGTGACATTGAGCGCAAAGCCGTTTCCGTCCCGGCTTCCATTTCGGCTTGAGAAGCGCTGACCGGGGCCGTGTCCGACACAGCCTCCAACAACGCCGCGCAGACGCGCAACTCGAATTTGGTCCCAGCGTCCCAGGAAGCCGCCGAGGTATTGTCCTGACCGCGCACCACCGTCAGCGTGTCGGACGATCGAGCCGTCACCTTGACGATCTCGCTGCTGCCAACCCCTACCAGAGTACCGAAGAAGTAATCCCCGGTCGTCAGCGTCGGAAACTCCGCGCCGTCGCCGGTCGCCAGGGTGATCGTCGTGGCGCTGCTGTTGATCGCCGAAGCAATCGTTGACGCCGCGTTATTGGTGTATTTGAC